ATGGGTAGGCGCGGCTGGCTGGCACTGCTCTTCGGCCTGACGGTCATTGTCGGTCTGACGCTACTGCGGGCGGCCGATCCTTATCCGGTGCAGGTCGCGCGCGAGACCACCTTCGACCTGTTCCAGCAGTTGCGTCCTCGCGAAGTGCAGGCCGACCTGCCTATCCGCATCGTGGATATCGATGAGACCTCACTTGCGGACATTGGGCAGTGGCCGTGGCCGCGTTCCACCATGGCAGACCTTTCCAACCGTTTGACCGAATTGGGCGCTGCGGCTGTCGTGTTCGATCTGCTTTTCAGTGAGCCGGATCGACTTTCTCCAATGGCGACGATCTCCCGAGGTGAGAACTACGACACCACCTTCGCTTCCGCTCTCTCCTTGGGCCCGACTGTACTGAGCCTGTCTCAAAGCGGTCGCGCGGCGGTTACCGATCTGGCGCCAAAGTCCGGCCTGGCCATGACCGGCGAGGACCCATTGGCCCAGGTGCCGCAATTGGGCGGCGCGGCACAACCGCTGCCTGTGCTGTCTGAGGCCGCTCGCGGCCTCGGTGTTGCCAGCCTGGACCTTGAAGGGGCAAGGGTGGCGCGCCGCCTGCCCATGCTGTGGCGCAATGGCGACTCGGTACTGCCATCGCTTTCTGTCGAGGCCCTGCGGGTGGCTCTGGGCGTCTCGACGCTTGTTGTCATTGGAGGCAATGCCGGGGCAGGGACCGTCGAGCAATTGCGCATTGGCGATCTCGCCGTGCCCACCGGCCCCAGCGGCGATATCTGGCTCTATTTTCGGCACCTGCCCCAGGACATATATCTGCCCGCGCGCGACCTGTTGGCGGACGGCTACCGGGACCTTGCGCCACAGATCGCCGGGCACATCGTGCTGATTGGCGCATCGGCGAGTGGCTTGTTCGACATCCGGGCCAGTGCATTGGGGACGGCAGTGCCAGGCGTTTCTATTCACGCCCAGGCCCTCGAACAAATGCTGACCGGCCTCTTCCTTGATCGAGCTGACTGGGTTGGCGGCCTGGAAATGGCGCTTTTTGCGCTGGCCGGTCTGCTGATTGTCCTTGCGGTTATTTTCACCGGTCCGATTGTGGGGCTAGTTGTCTCGTTGACAATCGCCGGGCTGCTGCTCGCGACAAGCTGGTGGGCCTTCGCTCAACCGCGCTTGCTGATCGATCCCAGTTTCGCCCTGCTCGGGGCGTTGCTGCTCTATGCCGCAATGGCCTTCTTCCGCTTCGCCGTCACCGATGCGGATCGCCGCCGTATCCGTCGGGCCTTCGCCCACTATGTCGAGCCTTCGCTCTTGACGCGTATCGAGGCCGATGCGCGCCTGCTCGAACTCGGCGGAGATTTGCGCGATCTGACAGTCATGTTTTCGGATGTGCGCAATTTCTCGGCCTTGGCAGAACGCACGACGCCGGCTGGATTGGTGGACATCCTCAACCGCCTCTTTGCCGCCCTGGGCCAGGCCATTGTCAATGAAAAGGGCACCATCGACAAATTCATGGGCGATGCCGTCATGGCCTTCTGGAATGCCCCGGTCGATGTTGACCGGCACGCCGAGCGCGCTTGCCTGGCTGCGCTTGCCATGCGCGAAGCCCTTCACCGGCTCAACGCCTCTGCTGAGGAACCGATTGCGATCGGCATAGGCATCGCCACCGGTCCTGCACTCGTGGGTAATGTGGGCTTCGAACGGCGCTTCGACTATTCCTGCATCGGCGACACCGTAAATGTCGCCAGCCGGATCGAAGGCGCCTGTCGCGCAGTGGCACACGATATCCTGGTCACCCAGGAAACAGCCGCAGCGGTACCCGACCTTGCCCTGTTGCCCGCCGGCGCCATCGAGCTCAAGGGTAAGAGCGGCCGCGAACCGATTTACATTCTCGTAGGCGACGCATCGATGCGCCGCAGCCCTTCATTCGCGGCATTGGCAGCCGCCCATGCGCAACTGCTTTCCGACCTGGCCTCCTGCAACGATTACCAGCGCGCCCTGGACAATTGTCGGCGCGAGGCGTTGGCCGTCGATGCGCGCCTGGGACCCTTCTACGACGCATGTTTGACGCGGGCTGAAGACTTCAGGGAAGCCACCACCCCGGCAGCAAGCTAGACGCGGCCCAGGCCCATCACCACCATGGCGCCGAGCACCAGCGCGCCAATAATCCAGATAGCGCCGGCCAGAAGCGAAAAACCCTCGATGAAGTCCAGTCCAGCGTCTTCTTCGTGATCCATACAATCCTCCCTCGCGGTCCCCTGGACCGCCCTCGGAGAGTGAGTGTAGTGCATTTTGCGGCCACGTCGAGACTCGGCAACCGCAACATTACCGATCATGAACGCCGTCGTCGGCCTTTCGGAGTGAAACGTGTGCGACCGCTGCATTGACCTGAACCTCGCGCACGCGCCCGGCAATGAATCCCTGCATCAGGGACAGCGGCAAAGCTCTGGGACTTTCGGCCCCACACCCGCCCATTTGGCTTTTTTTGTGTTCTGGTTTGTTCACACCCACCTCAAAAACAGGGTTGCGCTAAACACCCGGAATCTCTATGTCTCCGCGCAGTCGGGGCGTAGCGCAGCCTGGTAGCGCATTTGTCTGGGGGACAAAGGGTCGTCGGTTCAAATCCGGCCGCTCCGACCATTAAACCATTGAAATGGTTGCACATGTACGCCGCTCCGAAAGGAGCGGTTGTTTGTGCTTGTGGAACGAAACGCGGTCAAAGTGCAGAATACGGAACAAAAAGTCCCGGAATAGTCCCGAAGCGGGCAGGGGGACGTTCCGCCTACGTTCACAATTAGAAGGCGCGACGCTAGTTCGGCGCGAACCGTATGGACAACTACAAACGCAAGTACCGGATATTGCTCGAGGCTAGTAAGGACGACCGCCTGTCGCGTGGCGCCCTGGCCGTTCTGGGCTATGTCCTGGACAACCAAGAAGATGGGCAGCGCGATACCGCCGCGGCCCATTCGGACATTGCCAGCTTCGCCGGCCTGTCGGTTACGAACGTCTCAAAGGCAATCGCGCGCCTGGAGTCCGCCGGGTATCTGGCTACCGTGGAGCGCGGCAACAAGATTCGACCGTCCCGCTATCGGGCGACCATGCCGATGGTTGATGAGGATGACATGTCAAAATCGACATATGTCGGAGATGACATGTCGGTATCGACACATGTCGAAGCAAACAACACAATCGAACCTGACGACGAACCATTTGAAGGCATTGTGTCGATCATTGGCGCAACCCAGGACGGCAGTCTGCTAACCATGGAGTGGGAGCTCCACGACAAGCGCCAGTTGTCGGCGGAAATCGATCTAGGCTCCGTCGACGGGGCGGAACGCCTGGACATGCTAACTGGCGCAGCCCGTGTCACGCTGAATGATAACAAGGCCATCCCAGACCAGCTATTGAACGCCATGTTCCGCATAGACCGAGACGGTGAATTGTCCCCGTTCTGACCATACGGCTGGTGCCTACGGGCGCCGGCCTTTTTCTTTGCCTAGAATTATAGGTCATATATATTGACCTATGTTTCACGGTTTTCGTTGCCAAACCGTTGTCACGCGCTTGCAACGGCTGGCAACAGCCTCGCCATTAAGCCCGGTTACATGTCGAAATCGACAAGTGTCGGGAAAGAACACATGTTCTAAACGACATGTAATGATATTACACACATGTCGTTATCGACATGTCATCGTGTCGCCATTGCCGCCATTGTCAGCCGTTGCAAGGTCGTGGCAACGGATTTAGGCCCGGCCAGAGGGGCTAACCCTATATAATATAAAAGAAAAAAATCCCCTTTTTTATATATAGTACCTCTATTGCCGTATTGTCGTGTTGCTAAAAAGTTTTCTGGTTCTCTTCCCTTTATATAGGGTCTCCCCCTTGGCGCCCCGGCAACCGTGACAATACGGCAATACGGCAATACGGCAATACGGCAATGGAGCGTGAAACATTGCGCGCCTATGCACAAAACCGAACCTGGGTCAATCGGGTTTGTGCGTTTTCTGCTTGACAGTCGAAAAAACACACAGGCATCTTAATCCCGTTGCGCTTCTGCGGCCGGGACGGTCGGGGCGCGGTTTACCGCAAACATCACCGACCAAGGCACCACCATGCTTTTTCAAACCGACCCTTCATGGGCGCCGGCAGACTATCGCGCCGCGCTCGATACCTGGCAGGCTACGGCGCCAGCCAATGACAACGAGATTTTCCAACCCTTCCGCAAACCAGTGAAGCCGAGCGCGCGGCATACCGAGCTCGAGCCGGTAAAACGCGCCATTTGGATTTGGCGTCACCTCTCGGCGCATACCGAAGCCCATACCGGCGGCGCCTGGCTCGAGGCGGCAAACGACAATGACCCTGAAGCCAAGCCAAGGGGTCTGGATCAAGGTTTTGACGCTACGCCATCCATCGACCAATTGCTGGATTGCGTCACGGTCGAAATGGTCGGGCGGGTTGCGACGGTGGCGACCCGTTCGCCAAATGGCGCCTGGACTGAGCCGACCCAGAAAACGCGCACCTGGACCGACGACGTTGAAACCATCGACGTTGGCACCCCAAAATGCGTTGCTGCAGATGGCAAGCGCGTCGACAAGACTTTGCCGCGTGTGGTTCGCTTCGGTGGTCTGCACTTAAATCCGATGCTCCACGAAGACCGGCACATTGACCCAAAGCGCGGTTTTCGATCCGTTGTAGTGCCCCACGGCGCCATTCTCGCGTACCAGACTCCGCGTATGCGCCAACCGGCCAAGGTCGGCGACAAATACAAGGAATCTAAATCCACGGTTCGGGTTGCAGCACCGCGTAACAGTCTCTGGGCCAAGATGTTCAAGACAGAGACCCCCGGCTTCATCAAACGCGGGAAGCTACTCGATGCTGGAAAGCGCCTAACCGCTGCTCAAGGCCGAGAGCTCATTGCCGAGGCAATGGCTAACACTCCCGTGTTGCCGCCAGTTACTAGGTGCCCGCCCGGTCTACCGTCCGCTTCGCGCCGCGTGTCGGACTCGTTCGTGGGTTGCAAACCCAACTTCGTCGGTCGCGGCGCGGCGCCATCTTTCGAAACGCTGGCCGACATGTCGGTTTCGGTCGAACAGGCGCGCGGGGCACGTGCTTACCTTGGCCCGGAAAACGCTAAAGCTCTGGATGTGGCGATGACAGCCAAGAACATGGCCGACATTGGAGCCGCCTTCGGCAAGGTCGGCAAGAATGCCGAGCGTGTCGGAAAAGAAAAGCTCAAGACAGCCGCTAAAACGCTCAATGACTTCTTGTCCAACACAGGTTTTTTCAGGGCAGCGTGATTTTTCTTCGTCCGCTTTGTCCCTTTCTGTAGGCAAATTCGGGTAACCGGTAGGAGACCCTCACAGACCCCGCCGATGACGCGGGGTCTTTTCTTTGCGCTGTTTATGGTGGTGCGGCGCAAACCGGGGTCGGCAGTCGTGAAGGTCGGCCGACCCCAACCCTTTCCCAACATTATTGGAGGCGACATGTCATTGTCCGCTGTCGGCGCAATTGTCGCCGACCGCCTTGTGGTGCCGGTTTCGACCATGGCGCGCATAGAGGCGGAACTTAACCTTCCCGACGATCCCGCGCACTACGTTGATAACGCAACCGTCCTGATCCTGGCCGCGCTTCTACCGGGCCAGCCCGAAAGCGTGGTGCCGCTGGTCGACCGGTATGCGCAGCTTTACGACGACGACGATGGCCGCTGGACTAAAGCCGTGTCGTTCCTGGCCACGATGCTTGGCGCCTTGGTGGAGCTAGACGAAACTTTCGGTTTCGCCATGAAAAGCATCGTATCTCTGCATAGGGTCGGGCGCCGAATTGCAGTAAGCGTCACGATCCCAACCGGCGACGGCCATGAGCAAATCACGTTCACCGATGACGGTGGCGAGATCGAACAGAACCGTGCGGCCGGTATCGCCGAGTCCCGGTCGGTGTCTGGCAAAACGCTGTTCTGGATTGCCCGTGACCTGGCCGAAATCGTCCCGCCGGTTGTGGAGCGTCGAACCTTCCCGCTGAAGGTGGTTCAATGACCTGGCGCGCGCAACTGTCCGTTGTGACCGCGCCCGAACCCTTCGTGACGCCGGCCGACATCGCGGGAACACACGCCGACGACGACGCTGGTGTTGCTGCCATCATTGCGGCCGTTACCGAGGAAATCGACGGGCCAAGCGGTTGGCTTGGCCGTTGCCTTGGCGAACAAACCCTAGAACTGCTGTCACCGGCTTTCACGTGCAAGCTGCCCTGTCCACCGGTGCTGTCGGTGGTGTCCGTGAAGTACCTGGACAGCGACGGCGAAGAGCAAACGCTGGCAAGCGGTGCCTATCGCCTGGCCGGCCAATATCTTCTGTCAACCGACGATTGGCCGACCACGACGACCGCTCCCGACGCTGTCCGCATTCGGTATCAAGCCGGTTACGCTTCGGTGCCAGAACGCGCCCGGCAAGCTGTGATCCTGGCGACCCAGCATGTCATGGCCCTACAGGCACGCGACCCGTTTGTGCTGTCCGAAGACGTCGAAGGCATTGGCGCCAAGCGCTTCGCCTTGAACGAAGCGGCCAGCAAGGTCGTGGAACGCGCTTGTGAACGCCTGCTGTCCGGCCTTCGCGAATACTAGGAGCCCCAATGTTCGATAGATTTTTGAGCGCCATCGGGCTGCAGCGTAAAAGCATGTCCAGTCCTGGCCTATTCGAGATATTCGGCGCGACCCCTTCCGCTTCTGGCGTGTCGGTCACACCCAAGACCGCGATGCAATGCACGCCAGTAAACAAGGCGGTCATGGCACTGGCCGAACCGCTTGGCGCCATGCCGCTCCACGTTTATCGGCGCGACGCCAAAGGCAACAAGGAACGCGACTCCAAGCATCCGGCATATGCGGTCCTGCATGACCAAGCCAACCCTTGGCAGTCGGCCAGTGACCTACGCCAGCAACTTGCGGTCGATTGCCTCTTGCATGGCAATGCTTACGCCCAGGTGGTGCGCACTGGTGACAACACCCCCCGCGAACTTTGGCGATTGGCGCCCGGTGCCGTCACCGTCGAACTGGACGGTGTTGAACCGGTCTATTGGGTCGTCGAAGGCACCGGCAAGCGCCGCGTCGACATTTCCGAAATCGTGCATATCCGCGCGCCGGTATCGCTGGACGGTGTGACCGGTGAATCGCCCATTGCCCTGGCGCGCGACGCCATTGGAATGGCGATTATTCTGGAACGCCACGGCGCCAAGTTCTTTGGCAATGGGGCTAATCCCAAGGGCGTCATCCTAAACCCGAAAGTTGTTTCACCCGAGGGCAAGGGTAAGCTGGCCGCCGGTTGGGACGCCCAGACAAGCGGCGACAATAGTGGACGCACTGCAGTTCTCGATGAGGGGATGCGTTGGCAACAGGTGACCATGTCATCGGTCGACGCTCAATATCTCGAGAACCGGCGTTTCCAGATTGAAGAGATCGCCCGCGCTTTCAACGTGCCAGTGCATTTACTCTTCGAAATGGAGCGCGCGACCAACGCGAACGCGGAAGAGATGGGCAGGACGTTCCTGCAGTTCTCGCTCATGCCGTGGATTCGCCGCTTCCAGGACGCCTTCAGCCGCGCGCTGCTGACCGACGAAGAGCGTGGCGAGTACTTCATCGAGTACCTGACCGAAGACTTGGTCAAATCCGACATCCAAAAACGGTACGCCGCATATTCGCAAGGCCGTTCCGGTGGCTGGTTGTCGGGCAACGATATACGGCGCGCCGAGAACATGCCTGCCGTGGATGGCCTGGACAGTTACGACAACCCCAACACAACCCCTGGCGGCCGACCGGCCAATGACAACCAAAAGGAGGCCGTCGCGAATGGATAGGCTTTACCTTGAAACGAAGCTGGCCGCCGATGACGCTGGTGCCATTAGCGGGATTGCCTGGCGTTTCGACCAGCCAGACCGCATTGGTGACGTTATCGAAAAGGGCGCTTTCAACGGCGCCCTTTTGCCGTTGCCAATGTTGTTCGGCCACGACCTGAACGACCCTATCGGAACGTGGGAAACAGCCGAAGCGAAGTCAGACGGCCTGCATATCGCTGGCCGCTTGCTGGTCAATGACGTTGCCCGCGCGCGTGAGGTCCAGGCACTGGTGAAGGCCGGCGCGGTTCGCGGCATTTCCATCGGCTTCGTCAAGAAGGAATGGACGAACCGCCCCGGCGGTGGCCGCAATATCAAATCCCTAGAATTGCTCGAGGCGTCGCTTGTGACGATCCCGATGCATCCTGCCGCCAAGGTGACTTCGGCAAAGTCCGCGGTCGAAGCGCTGCGCCTGGTGACGGCAATCAATCGCGCCACGGCGCAACTCTCAACAAGGAACTAGCTATATGCTGCACACTAAGCCTGCCGACATGATTGAGCGCAAGAGCGACGAAGACGTTGCCGGCGTGGTGACCAAGGCAATCGAAGACCTGACGAAGACCGTCGACGACCGCCTGGCCGAAGTCGAATCCAAGGCTGACACAACTAAGATCGTCGAACGCTTGGAACGTCTCGAAACCAAGGTAAACCGCCCTGGTGCCCAGAACGAAGGCAAGCCCGACGCTTCGGTCGAGCGCAAAGCGTTCGGCACATACCTTCGCCGTGGTGACGCCACGCCGGCCGAAGAAATCAAGACTCTGACCGTCTCGAGCGATCCTGGCGCCGGCTATCTGGCACCGGCCGAGATGAGCGAAGAGTTCGTTCGGAATCTGGTCGAATTTTCCCCGATCCGCCAGTACGCCAGCGTGCGCACCACGACCGCGCCCAGTGTGAAATATCCCAAGCGTACTGGCGTTACTAATGCACAGTGGGAAGGCGAAACCGAGGAGTCGAGCGGTTCCGAACCGGGCTTCGGTCAGCTTGAGATCCCGGTGCACAAGCTCACTACCTACGTCGACATCTCCGAAGAGCTCCTTGCCGACTCAGCTTCCGCCGAAGCTGAAGTGCGTCTGGCACTGGCCGAAGACTTCGGCCAGAAAGAAGCCCTTGGCTTCGTGTCTGGTTCGGGCGTCAAGCAGCCGGAAGGCGTTATGTCCAATGCGGACATTCTGCATACCGTGAACGGTCATGCGACGGCGCTGTCTGCCGAAAAGATGATTGACCTGCTCTATGCCCTGCCGGCTGCATACCGCAACGCGCCTGGTGCCGCATGGGCGATGAACGGCACCACTCTTGCCGCTGTCCGCAAGCTGAAAGACGGCCAATCGAATTTCCTGTGGCAGCCAAGTTTCCAGGCCGGCCAGCCCGAAACCATTCTGGGCAAGCCTGTTGTCGAAATGGTCGACCTTCCCGACATCGGCGACGGCAACTATCCGATCGTGTTTGGTGACTGGTCGGCTTACCGGATCGTGGACCGCCTGGCGCTGTCGATCCTGGTCGATCCCTACACCCAGAAAACCAAGGGCACCGTCCGCATTCACGGCACGCGCCGCGTCGGTGGTCGCGTCCTGCAGCCGGCCCGGTTCCGCAAGCTCAAGACCGCCACTTCGTAACGGTCGCGTTACGGTTTAAACCAACTTCAAACGGCCGCCGACACGGCCGTTTTGCTTTTTTCTAAGGAGTCGCAATGCGCGATCTTTATTCGAATATCGGCACCGCCCAGGCAATCGCCCCGGCCGTGCAGTCGGCTAGCGCTGATGGTGCTGCCGTCGACACCAAAGGCTTCAACCGCGTCGCCTTCGTGGTGAACACGGGCGCGATTGTTTCGGCCGGTGACTTTTCCATCAAGGTCCAGGAGTCGGACACCACAACCGGCGGTGACTTCACCGACGCCGCCGCCGCTGTGGTCGATACCAATGCGCCCGCAACGCTGGCCGCCGCTTCGGTCTACAAGCTTGGCTATCGCGGCTTTAAGCGATATGTGCGCCTGGTGCTGACGAAGGCTGGTGGCACGTCCATCGCACTCGGTGCGGTTGCCGTACTCGGTGACCCTGCCGAAGCTCCGGTGGCGTAATGGCCGCCGCTGAAATCCTGGCCGTGGGTGACACTGCGGCCACTTCCGGCGAAGTCGAGTTGATCGACAACTCTGGCGTCGTGTTCGGCCTCAAAGGCGTGACCGGACCCAATGCAAGCGTTTGGATCGAAGTCAAAGACGAGACCGGCACATGGAATAGTGCTGGCCCAAACGACCGGCTGACTTCGGCAGCGCCAGTTTGGATTTGCTATGCGGCGCCGTCGACTATTCGCTTTAGGCGTGACGCTGGTGGAACTTGTGGCGTGTTCCGCGCCGCCTAACCCTGTTCGGGCGCGGATATTGCCGGCGAAGCGATAGCCGAACATCGGGAAGTGAGATCGGTGCGCCCAAATGTCTTTCAACCGTCAATCTCACATGTCGCATGGGGCAGCGCTTCGGCGCTGTCCCTTCTAGTATCGAGGCAAGACAATGCCCAGCAAAGCCGCTGTTGTGTGCTCTTGCGGGCGCGTCGTGCGCCCAGGTGAGCGCTGTCCCTGCAAAGCCAAGCAGGCACAAGCCTATGACCAGAAGCGCGGTTCGGCCGCTGCTCGAGGCTATGACGCGGATTGGCGCCGGTTGCGGGAAGCGCACCTATCGGTGTTTCCGCTCTGTGCCGTGTGTCTTGAGACCGAGACAATCGAACCGGCAACCGATGTGGACCACATTGTGCCTATCAGTGTTGCGCCACACCGACGCCTAGACCCGACAAATCTTCAATCCCTTTGCCATGCCTGCCATTCGCGCAAGACCGCGATGGAAGACGGCGGCTTTGGCCGCAAAACCGGGGGACGGTCGGCAATCTGCCGTAGGACCGTGGAACCGATTGGGGTCACTCGCGCAAGAGACGCATAAATTGGAACATTCTCAAAATTTTAGGTCGCAAAGGGTGAACAATACATCATGAGCCACCACACGCGCGGCCGCAAAACGCCGGCCAGCACGCCGGCCGATGTGCTCGAGAAGGTGCCACGGCCGCCCAGCGAAATGGGCGTTGAAGCGAACGCTGAATGGAAGCGGGTAATGCCGGTCCTGGTCGACCGTCGAGTCCTATCGCCCGCCGACCTGGCAGGCGTTGAGGCGTATTGCAACGCTGTCGGCGATGCTGCCTTGGCCCGTGCCGCAATCGCAAAAGACGGCGCATATCTGACCAACGCGCGCGCCGAACTGAAACGACACCCCGCATTTGCCACCCTTCGCGAAGCCACTCAGGCGGCGCGGCAATGGGCGGCCGAACTTGGCCTGACCCCGGCCAGTCGCGGACGTATTACGGAAGGGGGCGCCGACGACGATGACGACGACTCCCCGCTGGCCGTCTGACACTTTCCCAACTTGGATTTACGACGACTCCCCGATTGACGATCCCTTTGGATATGGCGAACGCGCCGTGGAGTTTTTGCGCCGGTTGCGGCATCCAAAGAGCCGAGCGTCGCGCCGACAATTCCAGCTAGACCCCTGGCAGGAGCGCATTGTTCGCCGGATATATGGACCGCGCCATGCCGATGGTTCGCGCGTGGTCAAAACGGTGGTGCTGGTCTTACCAAGAGGGAACCGTAAGACCAGCTTAGCCGCCGCATTAGCTTTGCTGCACTCCATCGGCCCGGAAAAGGTGCCTGGAGGGGAAGCCATTTTCGCCGCTAGTGACCGAACCCAAGCCGGCATCGCCTTCAAAGAAGCCCTTGGCGTTGTCCGTGCGGACAAGAGGATAACCCGCGCCGTCAAAATCTATGACGCGCACAACAGCGCCAAGAAGCTGGTCTATCCAAAGGCCGGCACCACGCTAGAGGTCATATCCAGCGATGGCGGCGCCCAGCATGGGCGCACTTTGGCATTTGCTCTTGCTGACGAAATCCACATTTGGCCGAACCGGTATCTCTGGGAAGCTCTGACAACCAGCCTGGATAAGACCGACGACAACCTTCTTGTGGTCGCCACAACGGCCGGCCGTGGGCAAGAAAGCGTCGCGTGGGAGACAATCGAGATGGCGCGCAAGGTGGCGCGCGGTGAGATCGTCGACCCTTCCATCCTGCCCATTCTCTTCGAAGCGCCGCGTGACTGCGACTGGCGCGACGAGTCCTTGTGGCACTTGGTCAATCCCGGCCTTGCGCACGGCTATCCGTCGCTTGACGGTTTCCGGCGCCATGCTAAGCGCGCGGAATCCAGCATTGGCGAGCGGCAATCGTTCCTGCAGCTCAAGCTAAATGTCTGGCTGGACCAGTCGACCGACCCATTCGTTGAAATGGCGGTCTTTGATGATTGCGCCGGCCCTGTCGACCTGGACGCCTTGAAGGGTGAACCGTGTTGGCTTGCGGCCGATATGTCGAGCGTGTCGGACCTGACAGCCGTAGTCGCCGCGTGGCGTGACGGTGCTGGTGGCTACATCGTGAAGCCGTGGTTCTTCGTCCCCGAAGACAACCTGGCGCGTAAAGCCGAGCAAGACGGTGTGCCGTACCCGGAATGGGCGGCTGCAGGCCATATCATCGCCACACCCGGCAACGTCATCGACCATAGAGCGGTGGAGTCACACATTCGCGGACTCTGCCAACGCTTCAACGTCGCCGAAATCGGCTTCGACCCGGCCTACGCTCAAATGGTGATGAACAATCTGGGCGACGATGGATTGCCCGTTGTCCAGATACGGCAAGGTTGGCGCACCATGTCACCGGCCATTGCCGAGCTCGAGCGCGCCATTTTGGGCGGCCAGTTCCGCCATGACGGCAACCCGGTCTTGCGGTGGAACTTCGAAAATTTGGCCGTTCGCACAGTGGATGACGCCGGTAACCGCCTATTCAGCAAATCCAAGTCGACCGACCGCATAGACGGCGCCCAGGCAACGGCAATGGCCACGGTGCGCGCCATGTTCGGCGAAACGGGGCTTTCTTCATATTCAGACGGTTCGAAGGAACTGTCGTTCGTCTAAGGACAAATCATGCAGACAACCGAAAGGGTCGTCGTCCAGCTAATGGTCGCGGCCGATGGTGCGTTGCGCACGCTGGACAACTTCGACGCCAAAATGACCGAGGCGGCTAACGCTTCGGTCAAGGCTGGTGCCGGCGTCGAAGCGTTCAATGCCCAACTGGCACGCCAGCGCGCGGCCATTGAAGCCGGCAACCCGGTACTGAAGGCGCGCGCTGCCACGATGCAGGCAGAAGAGCGCGCGCTGGCTAGCCTATACGGCCGCGCTGACGCGGTGGCAAAAGCCCGCATTGCGGCCGAACGTGACCTATCGCGCGCTGCTGCCAGCGCTTCGAACTTGGTGGTGCAGGGCAAGCTAAACGAAGCTGACGCCACACGTATGCTGGTGGCGATCGAGCAACAGCACGAAGCTGCAATCAATCGCGCCATTGCCGACACCAACCGCCTGGCCGCTGCCAATGACAGCCTAGCCGCGTCAAACATGCGGGTCGGACGATCCTATAATGTCGGGCAGGTACGCCAGAACATCATGTATCAGGGCGCCGATATTGGCGTGTCGCTGGCAAGCGGAATGCCCGCCCACATGGTCGCAATTCAACAAGGCGGCCAGCTACTTAGCGGCCCAGGCGGAATCAACGCATTATTGACCGAAACTGGCAACCTGGCAGCAATGGCGGCTAAAAGGTTCGGGTTGATCGGTGCCGCCATCGGCGTCGGCGCGGCCGCCATCGAAGGTATGCGCGACGAAATCAATGAAACAAGCGACGTCACCGTTGGATTTGGCGACGTCGCCTTGGCGGTCTGGCAGTCGGTTGCTTCGGGCATTTATGGTTTCATCAAACCCGCCGTCGACCTGATCGGCGGCTGGTTCAACACGGCTTGGGAGTGGGTCAAAGACGCCACTAAAGCCGCCGGCAATTTCATAATTCGGTCGATTGTCGGCAGCATTGAATACGTCAAGACCAGCGTTGCCAGCTTGCCGGCCGCGTTCACCGTGGCAGGCGAGTCCGCGGCGCAAGCCCTGGTTGACGCTATCACGGCAGGCGTCAACAACGTGATTGGCAACCTGGATTCCCTCATTGGCGGCATTAACGGCATTGCCGGCCAGAAGGTGTTCGACCCAATCGGGCAGCTCGAGCCGTTCAAGGTCGACATCGGCGGCGCACAAGCCGCCCAAGACTACGCCAACGCCTGGAAAGAGTACGGCAACACCATGATTGCGCTGCAGGAGCGCGATATTATGGGCGAATGGTTTGGCGACATTCAAACCCGCGCAATTGCCAACGCTACCGGCGCGCTGGCCGAAAACGAAGAGGCGTTGAAGGGCGCCGGCAAGGCGGCCGACGACTATCGCGATAAGATTGTGGAAGCCGCGAACATCAACCAGCAATTCGCCGAAACCTTGAACGGCGCCCTGGCCGAAGGCTTCGCCGATACGGTCGACGGTGACGAGGTCGCTGGATTCCTGGACCAACTGACAAACCAACTGGCCGCGTAGGAGGCGACATGACCACATATTTTAGCGCCACTATCGGCGACCAAATCCACGTCCTAAGTGACGGTGCAATCTACGACTCCGAAGGCTACCTGCACGGCACCCACACGAAGGTAAAGCCGCTGGGCGGCTTGCCGGCCGCGATCATGACGCGCGGCTTGGTGCAGTTCGGCGAATGGATGGAATCGACTATCGGCGGTGTCTTTGACTCCGCCCCGACCGTTGACGACGCCTTGGCAACTTTGCGCCTTGTGCTGGACCGACACCGAGGCAAGCCAGCCGCAAGACCGCTCGAGGTTGTCATTTGGGCAGTCTCGGAAACGCGCGGACCATTACACCTGTCGTTCGCGACCGTCGAACATGCTGGCCGTGCGCCATACGAACTCACCCAGTCGACCGTTGGCCTGGTTGCTGGTGGGCACGCCTTACCCTTTGCCCAGCTTGCGCCGCTTACCGCCAATGGTACGCTGGCCGACAAGGCTGCATTGGTCATGGGCGCTTTGCGTGATCGTCCGGCGGTGGAACATTCATATGGGCAGGCAGTCGAAACCGACACGCCTGCAGTTGGGGGGCATGTCGACCACACAGTCATTTCGTCGGCTGGCGTCGTGACAAAGACCGTCCACCGGTTTGGCGATGTGGTTGGCGAACGGATTGGAAGCCGGGACCGGCCGAAGGGAATGGCGCCTGTTGTGCCAGTCGGTGCCGGTCTATCCCGCGCCCAGCGTCGTGCGGCTGCTGCACAGGCGCGCAAAGCCGCATAGGACAATTCCATGGGAGAAGTCACAATGACTCATACGCGCATCGAAAAAGACAATTCACCCCATCCGGCCAATCTGGCGCCTGGTCGTGCTGCCGCTCTGGACTACATCGCGGCCGAACTGGAAAGCGACAACTTTATCCCCCCGGCCACGCTGGAATGGATGGCACGCGGCGCCATCCTGTCACAGCGCATTGACCCCGATTTAGAGCTCCTAGTGGAAGGCGAGATCGTCCCCGGTCGTGAAAACGCATTCATCCTCAAGAACAAGGCGACCGGGAACGGGAATTTCGACATTCCCGGTGATCCGGGCGGCTTTGTCAGAGACAATCAGTCGGGGAGAATAATGGGGCGCTTGAAAGACATTTCCGAGCTTGGTCGGTGGATTGTTGGCGTCGCAATCTATTCGCGGGAGCAGGTGTTACGCCTATGACACCAGCCAGTGCAATAGACATGCTGGACCGGCAGATTGCCGAGCACGGCCAGAACGTCGCGTTTAGGCGCGGAACGGCCATTGTCGCCGTCAAAGGTTTTGTTCGCGGCTTCAAGCCCGAAGCCCTGGCCGGTCTTCTGACCCAGGCCGATAGGCAGGTGACCATTTCGCCAACCGGACTCGGCAGCTATGGCGCACCGCGCAAGAATGATGATGTTTCGCTTGATGGTGCTCTAGGCGTTGTGAAGGCCGCCGAAGAGATCAAGATTGGCACGACGCCAGTGCGTTACAATCTTACGGTGACGATGACTTAAATATGCGAATGTATTCGTATGTCTAAAATACTTCGCATTATATAGCATTATTTCATTTTGCATGTTGTCGCCCAAATTGAATCGTGGGTAAATCGTTCCATCACTTCACCTTTGGGGCAAAACGATGATGATTGAACTTGAAACTATGGGCGCGGCGCTTACCGTTGAGATGGAAGCGCCAACCGCCAAGGGCGCGGCGTTAGGCGATGTGCCGACCATTTTTCTGGGGCAGGGCGAAGACAGCCTGGCGATTGCTGTCGATGATGTGCCGGCGCTTATCGAGGCGCTTCAGGTGCTGGTTGCTGCCTAAACCAGTTTCGTCGGTTCTGCTAATCGCCATGCGTAACCCATGGAACACTCGCGGAACCGGCGAATCCTTATCCGTGGGCGCCCCGTCTTCATCTGAAGCGCTATTCCTTCAGTAAGTTTGCCACTTGTTGAATAGTGCGATGGGTGAAGCTGAACTGATACGACAGGTCGAACCGGCTCAGTCTATAGACATCGATGGAGGGGAGATTCCCGCCATCGATCGGCATCGAGACAAAATAGTCACATGCGTCATCGTCATCGGTCTCCATCTCGCCTTCGTGGTCCAGCCAGAAGTTCAGGAACGATATTCGCGCTCTGCGAACCGGCCCTATGAACGAGATAGTGAAATCAATCGGTGGACCGGTGAGTGTTGCAAGGTCAACATCCTCGCCACCTTGAATCTGTCTAACTGCATCAATGAAGCTGCCTTTCATGCTGGACTCGATCAAAGCAGAGAGCGCGTCTAGCAAGGTATGGTCAGCCGGCAGCGAGACCATCTCAGGCAGCGGCATTGTTTCTAGCAGCCAGTGCTTGTTCGTTTTGAGCTCCCCGTAAGCCGCAAGGTTCGCAACACCGTCCTTGATGTTGATGCTCGATGCCGCAGCTATCAGGAGCTTGGCTGCATCAAGCGCCGTCATCCTGGCGCCGGTTATGCCTCGTCCCGCCTTGGTCAGCTGACCCGCTTCGCGAAGCTGCCGCACATGGGATGCCAAAGCCGTAGTTGGTAAGCCTAGCGCCAGTGCGACGCAATTTCCGAGCTCTGTTGATGATGCCATAGCCAGTCTCTTCTTAGACTCAAAGTGCATACCATGAACCTCTGACGGAAAAAAGTTCAGTAAGACCCTTGACGGGGCAAAAGCCTTACGGAATAAATAACCGTAAGAGTCGTGCTGTGCGGCTCTGTATGACCAAGGAGTCACCGACATGACCCGTCGATACGAGATTGTTGCCACCCGCGCCCGTGGTGGTGCCTGTCTGATCAAGACCCCAGAATCGGAAATTTTGGGGCCGAACATGCCGCGCGAAATCGCGGAAATGGCCACCAAGTGCCTCAACGGAGAGCAAGACATGTCCGTATTGCTTGAATGGTTCGACACACCGGAAGGTACGGAATTGGGCACGGGTCTTAGCGAACACTTGGTTCGGCTTGGCGCGACAGTTGCGGTCGAAGCAGAGGCCGAAGCGCGATCGGAACCTAACTCCCCCTGGGACGATCCCAACTTCAGCCTTCGCGACCTGCAGCGCCAGTAATGCAACACGCCAATGACAATTGGCCCCCGATCATGACCACGGCGGAAGTAGCGCAAGTCTTGCGCTGCTCTCCCCGTCATGTCCTGGATTTGGCAAGGGCAGGGGAAATCCCCACGATCAAGACTGGCATGGGCGAAAAGCGCCCGCGCCAAGCGTTCGCCAGTGAAGACGTTTTGTCCTACATCGCTAGGAGCCGAAGCCGCTCATGTCCGTCTACAAGCACAAAAACAGCCCGTTCTATCAGTACGACTTCCAAGTCGGTGGGGTCCGGTTTCATGGCTCTACGGGCAGCACTAACAAGCGCGAAGCCGAAGGAATAGAGCGCCAGAAGCGCGAAGAAGCCAAAGCCGCCGCTAAGGCCGCAAAGGCGGCTGGTGGTGGTCCGCTGACCATTGACGTTGCCGCCGAACGCTATTGGCTAGAGGTGGGTGAACTCCACACGAACGCGAAGACCACGTTCACCGACATTGGACGGCTGGTCGAATATTTTGGCCCAACGAAGCTGTTGTCGGAAATCACCGACGAAGACGTTGCGGCAATGGTGCGCTGGCGTCGTGGTCACCGGAAGAATGGTCGCGAAGTCGACCGGCACGGCAATCCGACTCCGTTCGTGTCGGCCGCCACGGTGAACCGCTCCACAACCGAAGTTCTGAAGAAGCTATTCACCCGCGCCAAGCGAACCTGGAAACACACGTTCCCGCTCGAGCCGAATTGGGCTGACCACATGTTAACCGAGCCGACCGAGCGCGAACGGGAATTGAAGCGGGACGAAAGCGCGGCGCTGAAGTTGGCAACCAGAAGCGACTATGAACCGATATTTGCTTTCATCCGCGCGACCGGGCTTCGGCAAAAAGAGAACCTTTTGAAGTGGTCACAGGTCGATTGGGACGCGGGCGTCATATCGACTATCGGAAAAAAGAAGCTGCCGGTTAAGGTGACAATCACGCCGACCATTCGCGCCATCCTGGAACCGCTGAAGGGCCATCACCCGATATGGGTCTTCACGTTCGTTGCCGAACGAAGCCGCGATGGACGTATTAAGGGGAAGCGCTACCCAATCACACGGCACGGTCTTATCTCCCAATGGCGCCGGCTTCGCGCGAAATCGGGGGTTGAAGATTTCCGATTCCACGACTTCCGGCATGACGTTGGGACGAAGCTGTTGCGCCAGACCGGCAACCTAAAGTTAGTGCAAAAGGCGCTCAATCATCGCGACATCAAGACCACAACACGCTACGCACACGTGCTAGACGAAGAAGTCGGCGCCGCGATGCAAGAGCTTGCCGAACGCCAAGCCGACACAAAGTCCCGGAAAAAACCCCGTAGGGGTGTTGCCAATTCCTGA